TAAATTTACGGGTATATGGTATGCTTTTAATATTTTCGTTCTATCTTTTGAGTAGTGAACTTGAATAGCAAATTGTCCAAGCATCTTGCGGTCAATAATCATTTTACGTACGTCATCGCGTGAAAACAAAGTCATCATTTGCGCGTACTCGTTTACCTTTTTAGAAGCGTCTAACGCACCCAAACCACGCCCGTAAACTAATCTACAAATGTTATTTATTATTGCGTTATTCGTCGTTGAATTCGTATATCGGTCAATTAGAAAATCAAAGTATTGTTCGCCGTTTTCTGTTAAGAAATCAACCCAATTTTCGCGGTTCGTTTCCTCAACTATTGGGGTGGTATAACTCGATAAATTAAGTACGTGGTAATTATTCATAAATTATAAATTCGTTGTTTGTTGTATGCGAAACATATTGTCCGTTGTTTACCGAGAATGTCGCTAATGGTTGGTCGGTACAAAATGCTTTTTCTAGTAATAATCTATTCCCTGAAGCGTCTTGTAATTCAATCATATAAAAACGATTTTCCGTAAGGTTAAATATTGCTTCGATTTGATAAAAATAACTTGATGCCCCTTGCGAAATAATCGGAACATTTGTAGTTAAATTTTCGGCTTCATCAGTAATAAGTAAATCCGTAATTATTCCCGTTCGTGGTGTACAATTAAAAGTTTGACTTAATACGTTTTGGGTCGTTAAAACTATCATACATATATAATTAGATTTTTCGTTTTTTGTTTCATAAAAAAAGGGTTGAACGAATCCAACCCCCTTTTAGTTCTAACCAATAAAACTTCTTTTTATACCGTAATAACTCCGTTAACTAATACCGCTGCTAATGTAGCCTCATCAACACAATCTAGGAAATTGGCGGGTACTGCTTCCTGTCCTGTAAAGGTCAAAGAGTATCCGTTCATATCTCCAAGCGCCGTTCCATTTCCGATAGTACCCGCTGTTACGTCCATTCCTCGCGTTAAACCTGCAATAAAGAATTGATTTGCGTTTGTTCTAACTATAATGTTTGGTCTTCCGTAAGTAAGTAACTTAACTTCTTTGTGCGTTTGTACGTCTTGTTTCTTTAAAGTAATTGCCAAAACTTGCTCAAAAAATGTAGTTCCGTTTTCCCTTGAACTTGTTATTGTTGTTTCAAAAGAATTCGTTCCTTTTAATTCAAATTTGTAAACGTTTGTTGATGCTGGTAAAGTAATTGTTTGAATTTCGTCTGTTGTACCTACATAAACAACGTCCGCAATTGGGTCGAAAAGTCCGTAGTTAAGTACATAAATTGCTTGCAATCCTCCAACTATATCCTTGCATTGCTCCAAACGTCCGTGTGTAATATCACAACTCATAATTTTTTTTTTAGTATTGTTTATAATAAGGGGCGGTTACCCGCCCCGTTAAATGATTATCCGTAAACTACGATGTCTTCGATAACTCCGTAAGTTGCACCCGCAGCCATTCGCATAATTACACGAACATTTTGTGAGCCGTCGATATCCGACATATCAATTGTGCGTACTTCTTGGGTGTCCGAAAGTAGCGAGCATCCAAAATACAAGTTAGATGTTGTTGTTGCCAACATTGAATCATCTGGTAATCCGTTAGCCATAAATATTGGCGTTCCGTTAAACGATAAAGCTCCGTTTGTGTACCATTGAGAACCTTGTGCGTTTGTACCCGCGTTAGCAAGTGAACCCAAACCAATAGCACCGAAACCACCTAAAGCGGCAACATATGCTTTTGCTACGTTTTGAGAAACATAGATTTTTAAATCTGCTTTTCCGTAAAGTGAAGCGGGAATAGCATCGTCAACTAATTGCATTTGAGCAATAACGTTAGCGGGTGTAATAACTGCAGTTGGAACTAATTGAGCTGGTGGTAATAAAGGGTCAACTAAAGCCGTTGACCAAAGTCCGTCAAATTGTCCAGAAACCGCATTTGAACCTTGCCAAATCGAAACCTCGTTAGCTTCAGCAACTTGAGCGGCTACGTGAGCAATAAGGTAATCGGCAAACGACTTAGGCAATACGTCAAAAGACGAAAACCCTTGCTCGATACCCAACCACGAATCGTGAAATTGACTTTTACAAAGTTGCATATTAACTTGTAAATCTTTTACTTCTAAAATTCTTTCAGTTAAAGTAACGGTTGCATTTTGTTGAAAGTCGCAACTTGCGTTTTCTAAAACACTTGCAGTTTCTACACGTTGAATAACTGACTTAAATTTAATGTTCGGCATAACGGTAACACCGCCATTTTCGATTGTTGGTGCGCTTAATAAAGCGGCACTAATGTACTTACCTGCGAATTGACCCGCGTAAGTATTTGATAATGGTAATCCCGGAGGATAAATTGGATTTGGCATTTTGTTTTTTTTTAAATGTTAATATTATTTGTTAAATTTTTCTAATATAGAATCCATTACATTGCGCGGTCTTTTAGAACCGATTTTTTGGAATTCAATTTCTTTGTTATTCTCTGGGTTAAACGAAATTGGTTTAATGTCCGAAAGTTCGGTCGTATCTTTTGCGACTGCGTCAACTTTGGTTAATAATTCCAATTTAGCTTTTAGCTCTTTATTTTCTGTTTTAAGTTTTTCTATTTCACTAAAGAAACTTTCTTTTACGATTGATTCGATTGTTTTCTTTGGTGCTGCTTTGGTTGCTTTTGCTTCAACTTCTTCTTCAACAACTTCTTCTTCTGCAACTGGTGTTTCTTCTTCGGCTGCTTTTTCTTTGTAGTCTGCAATTAAACCTTCTTCAACTACGGACATAATCATTCCGTCTTCCATTTCATATTCACCAATTGGAACGGGTATTTTTTGTTCATCTTCTGTTATAACAAAAACTTCGTTTTCAATTTCGAACGCGTCTGCTTCGATTAGTGTAACTCCGTCCGCCATTTTTCTTTGTTCCAATTTTACTTCCATTCCAAGTAAATTTTTAATTTGATTAATTACGCTTGTTTTCATATTTGATTTTTAGTTTATATTAATTAAATTAGATTGTTTATTTTTTGTTGTAAAATTAGTTTACGTTTCCGATGCCTTGAGCTTGTAAACTACCATCGCAACATTTACGAGAATAACGTTTTCCGTCCTTGCATAAACAACCCCTTCTACCACCAATTGGGCTTGAACGGGGTCTTTCAATTTCTTTTTTTGCTACGTCGGAAACCTTTATGTTTGTTGAGTTTTTCATTATCTTTAGTTTTATGTATAATCTATCGTTAAAGTATTAAAGTTCGTTAAATCGCGTTAAAACCGCTTTAAAACGTATTTATGTTTTTTGTTATCTTCCTTGCTTTGCGTACAATTTTTTATAGTTTTTGCTTGATTTTAAACCGCTATTTCTTGTTTTTGCGTGTACTCCTGAACGCTTAATTTTTGGTTTTCTTAGCTTATTTTGTGCGCTTGTTTGCTTGGTCATTTAGATTGCGTGGTATAAAAATTTACTATCTTTTGTATGAACTTTGCCCGTCATTAATTTGCCGTTTGCGTCTTTGTGTGTTTCGCCAATATAAATTTTTCCGTCAATTGTGTAGTGCGTTTGTCCTTCGGCAAGTTGTTCGTTTCTAATTTGTTTTAGTTTTCTTTGCGCCCATTCAACCCCAGCATCTCCACCCCAAGCCAACCACATTAAACGACCGCAACCGTCCCCAAGTTCTTTATTTGAGTTTTCCCGTTGTCGTTCAAAACTCGCCATTCTCGCAATAGTTTCTTCGCTTATATTTTCGCCGTTTGCTAATTGGTTTGCTCTTGCTTTTCCAACAGGCGTACCGCAGGAACCCCAGCCGTTTTCTTCTGCATATCTTAACGCGACCTTTGCGTTTTCTTTTGCTTGTTCTGGGTAATCGTTATAAGTTTCTAACTCGAGTATTTTTTTTAGTTTCTCAATTATAATTTCTTCGTCGTTACTCATCTCGTATCTATCTGCAAAATAACCCTCTATTGAAAAACCTTTTACTTCGCCTAATTTAACTTTGTTCCAAATTTCATCGTTGTTTACTTTCATCGAAATTACCCAAGTTCCTTTGGGAAAATTAAACCCATAGTTTTTAGATTTGTCGTTTTCCCCTTCAACAATCCAACTTTCTACAACCGACATTCCTTTTAATTTTTGGCTATGTTCTAAGGTGCTATTGTTTTGATTTGCGTTCATTAAAAACAACTCACTTGCTTTGCGTATTGTTGCTTCCGAAAAATAAATGTAGTATTCGTCGTTCGTCTTTTCGTTTTTGCGGTAAATTTGTTTGTTCGGTATTAAAGCCGCTCCCATTAAAATGCGCTTTTCCGCGTCTATTTCTTTTAGTTCGACTTCGTGTTTTGACAAGTGAATAAAATTAGATTCTATCGCAGGACTTAATACAACGCTTATAGCGTCAATCCCGCTTTGCTCGTCTTGTTCATCTATTATAAGTTCAACTATTCGCATATCTTTATAATTAAAGTATTTCTAAATTGTTGCATTTTGTATTCTGTTACGCTCCAAAGATTGTGCGCTTGTCATTTCCGAACTTACCACGTACGCTTGAACGGGTTGTTGTTGCAACTGCGCTAATTGGTTTATTCCGTTATTACCAACTACGTTAAATTGTGGTGCTTGTACCCCACCTGCTGTTGGTGTATTATTATCATTGGTGGCTGTTGGTGTTGCTCCACCGCCTAACGTTGCCAATGCTTTTGCCGTTGCCGCTATATTAGCCGCTATCCCTATACCTGTACTAATGTTGTTCATCGCAATAACTGGAATCGC